CTCTGAAGGTATAAATGTTTAAATTTGTGGGGGCGGTAATTACGCCGCCCCTTTTTATTTTTTTATCGTATGATTGAGTACATTGAAGTAAACGGAAATCGCTACCCTGTACGCTTTGGATTCAACGCTTTGCGTGAGTTTGCGTCTATCACAGGCACAACGCTTTCAGAGCTGCAACACCTACAGAAAAATATTACTCTAGATCACGCTATTAAGTTGGTTTATTGTGGTTTTAAAGATGGTGCTCGTAAAGATAAGATGCCCTTTTCAATGTCTGTCGAAGATATTGCAGACTTGCTAGACGAGGACAGCAGCATCCTAGAGAAAGCCTTTGAGACTTTCAACAAACAATTCTCAGGAAACGAAAAAAAATCACGGGCCAAAGCAAAGGCGGCGAAGTAATAGAGCAGCCCACCTGGGACTCTCTTGAGGCTTATGCTTTTGGCCAGTTAGGATTGAAGCCGTCAGAGTTTTACGATATGCTTCCGCGTGAGTTTTACAACATGTCGGAAGGATACTCGCAGAAACTAGAAATACAGTACCGTGGCGATTGGGAACGCGCCAGGTGGATCGCTTCGGTCGTTATTGCGCCTCACACAAAGAAGCGCGTAGCGCCAAAGGATTTGATTAAGTTCCCGTGGGAAATTAAAAAAGCACCTAGACAACTATGGTCACGCGGTGAAATTATAGACGCAATTAATAAAAAGTTCGGCGACAAATGAATCTTTCGAGCATTAACTTACGGTTCTTTGCAAACGTAGCCCCGCTAGTTAGCGGTTTAAATAAGGCGGAGCGTGCGATGCAACAGTCGGGTCGCCAAATGCAAAAACTAGGGGGCAATCTATCCCTAAAACTCACAGCGCCTATTGCTGCCTTTGGTGCTGTTTCAATTAACGCCTTCAAGGATTTCGAGCTTGAGATGGCGAAAGTGAAAGCCGTATCTGGCGCGGCTGGTGCTGAGTTCGAATCGCTAAGAGACAACGCACTCGAATTAGGTCGGAGCACAATCTTTACGGCGGCAGAAGTAGCGAACCTACAGACAGAATACGCAAAGCTAGGTTTCACTAGCGCGCAGATTGAAGGAGTAACAGAGGCCACCCTCGCACTAGCACAAGCTACAGACACAGAGCTAGCTCGTTCTGCTGAGGTGGTGGGTTCAACCCTTCGAGCTTTCCAATTAGACGTATCACAGACCACACACGTGACCGACATTATGGCGGCCTCGTTCAGTACGTCGGCGCTAGATATGGAGAAGTTCGCTGATTCCATGAAGTACGTCGCTCCTGTAGCGAGTTCTGCGGGTATGTCAATAGAGGAGACCACGGCAATGATTGGCCTCCTAGCTAACGCAGGCATCTCTGGCTCACAGGCAGGTACAGCCTTGCGTCGTGTTATTTCCGAACTAGGTACAGGTTCAGAGCCTGTCTCTGAAAAGATTAAGCAGCTAGCAGCTAGAGGCATCAACCTACAGGGCTCAATGGATGAGGTGGGACGCTCTGCGTCTTCTGCCTTATTGGTATTAGCAGGTTCTGCCGATCAGATTGACCCCATGACTGCAAGCCTCAAAGAGGCGAACGGTTCCGCTCAAGAAATGGCAGATACCATGAGTGACACCTCTTACGGTGCATTGATGGAGTTCCAGTCAGCCTGGGAAGGTTTAAAGATTCAAATGGGCGAATCCTTAGCAGTTGCTTTCTTGCCTATTGTTGAGGCTTTGTCTAACGTTATGCTAGGATTCCAGGCGTTGCCTGAAAGCGTTCAGACTGTCTTAATGATTATCCTAGGCCTCACAGCAGCTGTTGGCCCATTGGTTTGGTTAATAGGTTCGCTAAAGACTGCATTTATCGCCCTAAGAAGCGTTACCATTCTATCTACAATAGCGACGGCAACATGGGGCTCAGTCTTTGCTGTTGCCACCTCCCCCATCACGCTGATCGTTGCAGCTATTGCTGCACTAGCTGCAATTATTTTGTATTGTGCCTACAACTTTGAGGCGTTAAGGATAAGGGGAGTCAATGCCTTAAGGAGATTAGCAAACTCAGGTATCGAGTCCCTGAACTATTTGATACGAAAGTTTAATGATGTAGCTGGATTCCTTTCATTCGGTTATATGGAGGTCTCAACTGTCAGAACTTTAACTCTTTTAGATGAATCAGGGGCGAACTTCAAAACCGTTGGCGAAACATTAGACGAGATTAAGGAAGACCTCGGAGTGACGGAAGAGGTCAGTCCAGGGGTTACTCAAGAACTCGGCAAATTGACTCAACAAGCCGAAGATCTAAACCTAGCAGATGATGAATTAGGCCAAGATTCTGGAGTAGCACAATTAGGCGAAGACGCTAAAAAGACCAAAGAGGCATTTCTCGACCTGAACTCAGAGTACGAACGACTAGCATCCCTAGAGGCTCAATTCAACAGGGAGCAGATAAGAATGTTCGACAAAGACTTCAGGAAAGACATCGAGTTTCTAGATGCCGCAGTCATGGGCCTTGAGGAGATCAATGATATGGATTTCGAAGACGCTCCCGTTTTTGAAGACGTACCAAAAGGATTTGCTAAGATTAAGATCGCAGCGCTAGAGCTCGCTAGGGCGGTAAATGATGCAATGCGTCAAATGGCAGTCGATACCATTGTAGGGCTTTCCGAGATGGCAGGCGCTATGGTTATGGGGCAGGCTACCTTTGCTGACTTTGGCGCTTTTATTATTGGTCAGTTCGCTAACCTCTTCTCTGAGATTGGTAAGATGTTCGTCGAGTACGGCCTCGCGCAGTCTGCCTTTAGCGCAGCTGTTCAAACAATGAACGGCCCAGCTGCTATTGCCGCAGGTGTGGCGTTGCTCGCTTTAGGTGGCATAATGAAGGCCAAGATGAACTCAATGAGCGCAGGGCAAGGCATCCCAGCACTTGCTGAAGGCGGTATTGTCACAGGCCCAACGCTCGCACTTATTGGCGAAGGTCGCGGCCCAGAGGCTGTCATTCCATTGGATAAGCTCAACGGAATGATGTCAGGCGGCGGTCAACGTGTAACAGTTACGGGCCGAATTAGCGGCTCCGATATTCTTTTAAGTAATGAACGCGCAACGCGCGAACGCTCACGCTACAGAGGTTATTAAAAAATGGCAGTACGTTTTAAATCAGAGTTTCAGTCAGATAATGGCAACTATTACAAAATTGAAATACATGACTCTGCCTGGCTTGGTGGCGTTTATGAGTTCAATGTAGATTCACGAGGCTTTGACCTAGACTACACGGGGGAGACCGACGACATTGTTAGCCCCATTGTAGGCTCGCGCCTTTGTATCGGCGCTTATTCAAATGACAGCTATTTCGAGTCTTTCATTGATTCGCTAAAGGACTACCAGGAAAACAGGTACCGCGTTGTAGTTTATGGGCCGAATGAGAATCTAGACCTTTATTGGACGGGATGGATCGCTCAAGACCTTATAACGGTTGAAGACGAAGCACAGCCTTATATTTACGAGATTACCGCCGTTGACGGTCTAGGCCGTTTGGCGAACATCGACTACACAGACGACAACCCCATTTCTTTAATAGGCACGGGAGTCACTAACGTAGCGAATCTGATCGGTCGCTGTTTGCGTCATATTGAAACATATGACCTCTATACTGCAAACGACATTTTCCTAGAGACCTCAGTAGATTGGTGGGAAACCACTATTCAGACCTACTCTACCACGAAGGACACGCTAGAAGAGCACGCCATAGACGTGGAGGTATTCAAGTCTGTTGACGGCGATGGGAACGTAGAGTACAGCAAAGTGCTTGATGTACTTCGTGAGGTGTGTACCACTTACGGCGCTCGCATATATCAGTCGGACGGTAGATGGGTGTTTGAGCAATATCTAAACCGCTTGAACTCCACGCGCGTCGTTTCACAGTACGACAAAGACCTAACATATCAGTCGACCATAACGCGCTCGGATGATATTACCATAGGTCAGACCTCTGGCTTTGCTCGTTTGAATGGAGGTGAGTTTAGCTTCCTGCCTGCTGTGGGTTCTGTATCCATTGAGTACGTACAGGAGAAATTCTCTACAAAGTCGAAGCCTACGTACTTTACCCCATCCACGCCCACGCAGCTAGTGGGTATCATTGGTGCTTCCACCTCGACACAGTTAAAGTTCGTAGGTTCACGAAACTACAATATCGTTTCTTCAACGGGAGCGACAACAAACGACCAAATCATTGCCGTTGTATGGCGCATGCAGATACGCATCGAGTCGGCATCTTCACCAGGAACGTACTACTATTACAACAGATCTTTCAATGGTTTCTCAAGTAATAACATCTATGGCACCGCGTCATGGTCTACAACGGCAGGGTATTACTACT